TACGGGGGCGTTTTTTGGCTGTCATGGTAATCTTTCTCGCGCGCGCACGCGCGTAGGGGCGTTTTTACGGTTAGCGTTTTAAGAAAGTTGGGCGGGCGGTTAGGAGCGGCAACGTCCCAATTTTGGCGACTACCCCCCCGCGTCACACAAAATGCAGCGCCCACATCACAAGCGCGGCGGACGCACTCAACGCCAAACTCAATATAGACGTGCCAATGCAAAAGTTCATAAAGGGCGTATCCATTACTCATCTCCATTAATAGGGTAGCCATCCAATCCAAACACAACCAGCTTCTCGCCACGCGCTTCTTCACGCGCTTTGATGCTGTCGTGGCAGGATTTGCATAATGGCTGCCAGTTATCACTATCCCAAAACAATTCCATATCGCCTTTGTGCGGCTTGATATGGTCAACTACGGTGGCGGCGGTTACCCTGCCTTGTTTCCGGCAATACACACATAAGGGATGCTTCAATAAGAAATAGTGCCGCGCCTTTTGCCATCGGCTGCCGTATCCGCGCTCACCACTGTTCTTGCCTGCGCGCCAGCTTTTACCATTTTCCTTTTGGGCATTGCTCATTTTCTAGCTTCACTTTCTCGCGCACGATACAACCACAAGCGGCACAGGTATCAAGCAACGATACATCCGCGCCTTTGGGCAGTGGATGATAGCGTTTCAAATCATCACAAGATGCGCATTGCGCTAACCTAGCCCTGCGCGTGGCATCATCCACCTGCTCTATATGCAGTATGTTTTTTGCCAGCCCAATTGCGCCATGCACAACTTTATCGCCCCAACTTCTGTTGCACGAATCGCACATGTTTACACTCCAACAAAAAAAGCTGCCCAAAGGCAGCTAAAAAACAACAAAAAAGTTGCATATAACACTTGCAAACACAACATAAATGTTGTATTATTCAGTCATCTCAACAACGAAAGGCAGTTATGTGAAATACAACGAATTCAAACGGTGGCTCAAAGCGCAAGGCGTAGAATTTACCACCCAGCGCGGCAGCCACATCTTAATCAGGTTAAACGGCAAAACATCCGTTTTCCCCGACCACGGCGCAAAAGAAATCGGCACTGGGTTGGTAAACAAGATTAAGCGCGATTTAGATTTGAAGTAACCACAAAGGCAGCCCGAAAGGGCTGCTATCTGCCACAAGGAAAAACCATGTTAGCTTATCCCTACGATTTAACCCAAGACGACAACGGCGAATGGTTGGTAACGTTTCCCGACATTCCCGAAGCCGCCGCCACAGGCGAGGACAAAGAAGCCGCTGTAATTGAAGCCATGGACGGTTTACTCTGCGCCCTAGATAGCTATTTCGCCGACAAACGCATTATTCCTGCACCCAGCCGTGCCAAAAAAGGACAAGCAGTATTAACCCTGCCTGCTCTACCAACTGCAAAAATCCTGCTGCTCAACGAGATGCTTTCGCAGGGCGTGAAAAAAGCAGAAATGGCACGACGGCTAAACGTCCACATGCCCCAAATTGACCGCCTGCTAGACTTGCGCCACAGCACCAAACTGGAATTTGTGGAACAAGCCGCCGTGCAATTGGGCAAACGGTTGGATATTGTTATGGCAGCCTGAAACAAAACCCGCCAAGATGACTGCTGCTCTTGGCGGGTTTTATGTTGGATTGTTTTTGCAAAATAAAAACAGAGAAAGCCATCAAACTCTCTCTGAATCACGAAACATTGCAACTATCCGCAACAACGTCCCGAATATAGCAAAATTGTATCACAAATGCCCGAAATGTAAAGAACTTTTACACATAATCCATACTCAACAGCTTTTTCACGCATGAAATGCTACTAATTTGTGCATGGGCAAGCGCAAGTTGATTTTGAAAAGCCCTGCGCCCAATCTGCGGGCAACACCGTCGCGCCTTTTGCTCCTGCGTGCCGCCTTGTGTGTATTCCAGCACCACCACTTGGCGGCGGATGGGCGGCATGGCGCAAATAGCGCGGTCAATCGCCAGCATTACGCCGTCCCTATCCACGCCATAAGGAATACTGCTCACATGGGCTTCATGCGGGATAAACTGCTCCATCAACCGCCCGAGAATGCTCACGTTACGGCTGCCATTTTGCACACGCCACCGCGCCCATTGTTCCATCAACTCATCCAACTGCATTACTTCAACAACCCTTTCTTTTGCAAAACCTGCCAACGTTCCCAATACTCATCCGCTTTCGCTTCAAACCAAGCCGCCGCATCCTCGGTAACAAGCCCGTTCGCCGCCAACACATACGCTTCGCCGTGCTGATGCTGCATGGCATGTTCCGCGTGCGTCAGCGGCACCCCCGAAAACGCTGGTTTGATTCCCACGCCGCTGCCGCGCGACACACGGCGCACATGGGCAAACTCGCAGCGCCCTTCTCCATCCACCCATTCCGAAAAGCAGCCTGAAATACAACTCGGCTGCCGCCGCACCCATGCCTGAAAATCTTTATCAGTATTCAAAAATCACTCCTTGCTCGGCTGCCCATGCTTCAATCCGCGTTTGGTAATCCGCCATCTGTTGCGTGTTCAGCTTGGTTGTTGATAATCCGATTTTTTGGATTTCGCCGCTGGGCAACACCCGCTCATCGCAGCCGATAAATTGCTGTTTAAAATATTCGTGCCATGTGTCCGCATCGTATCGCCGCCCATCCAACCAAACCTGCTCGGCAATTTGGTTATACAAGCTCCACAAGCGGCGGTTTTGCTCATAGCTGCGCTTGGCTTTATACGGGCGGATAACCACTTCCAAATCGCCATGCGCCGCCAGTAGCTCGGGAACAATGTTTTTGTACAAGTTTTCAAACAAAGGGCGTTGGTTGGACACTTGTAGGCGGAATTTGCGTTCATTCATGTTTATTTTGACAGCGTATGTGCTATCATGCTCCTATGAAAATCGTTATAGACACCAATATCCTAGTGGGCGCGTGCATGGGTTCGCGCGGTTCAAATCGGCTGATTGCCGCTTGCTTGCAACAACGGTTTACCCCGCTGGTTGGCTCTGCCCTGTTGGCGGAATACGAAGACGTGATTGCGCGGGAAAATGTGTTTTCAGGCTGCCCTTTAAACCTTGCCGAGCGCAACCAAGTGCTCAATGCGCTGCTTTCCGTTGCCCAATGGACACGCATTTACTACCTTTGGCGACCGAATTTGCGCGACGAAGGCGACAACCATGTAATAGAACTTGCCGTAGCAGGGCGCGCGCAATACATCGCCACCCGCAACCTAAAAGATTTTGCACGCAGCCAACTACTCTTTCCCGAAATCAAAATCTGCACCCCTGAAACCCTATTGGAGGAAATATGACTACCGTAACCCTACGCATTCCCGATGAAAAACACAGCCGCCTGCGCCTGTTAGCCGAATCGCGCGGCATGAGCGTAAACAAGCTGATGGACGAAGCCGCTACCGTGATGCTGGCGGAATTTGATGCCGAAAACCGCTTTAAAACCCGCGCCGCTTTGGGCGATATTCCCACCGCGCTTGCCCTGCTGGATAAAGCCCTAGCCTGAAAGCAGCTCAATCTCCACCCGCGCTGCCGCCTTGTTCTGCGCCTTGGTTTTTTTAAGATGTATTTCGTCAAACAGCGCATCATCCACGCCGATGGCTTGCGCCATGCCGTCCAATGCAGGCTTCATGGCGGCGAGTAGGTTGTCCAAATCACGCTTACGGTTGTCAGGCGTGTAGAACGTGATTTTTAAACCGCCGCCTGTGTATTTCAGGCTGCCTGAAAGCAAATAGGCTTCTTGGCGGGCTTTGGCTTTGGCTTGCTGCGTGGTTGCCCAATGGTGCCCGTGTTTGCGGTTAGGCATTAGGGCGGGGGCGGGATAGGGGAGTGTGATTTTGTTCATTTCAGGCTGCCTTTTTCAATTCACTTTCAACTAATACCGCGTATCCCGCAATATCCGTCCAGTTATCCACATAATCAGGGTCTCCATTCAACACCCGCGCGATTTTGTGGCAAATCATCTCTAAACTTTCCTTTTGGCTTGCGCTTAATGCGTGCCATTTTGGGGCGGCGTGGAGCGTAGCTTTCAGGTTTTGGGTTAATTGTGCGTGGTTCTCAAATTTGCCGTAGCGCGTTTCACGTTCATTTAATAATTCATTTACTTGCATTTTTCAGGCTTTCATCTTTCGCCAAATAATTCATCAACGGTTCTAAATCCAGTGCAATCTTGGAGGCTTCTGCTTCGCTTTTCGCATTCATCCAACGCTGTTGCAATTCATCCGCGCGGCGTTGGTAGTATTCCAAGCAGATTTGTTTGTATTCATCCATTAAGCTGCTCCACATACGCTTTGCGCTTGGCAATCTGCGCGGCATCGGCAGCCTGAAACCGCCCATTACTGCATTCGCTGCGGCAGGGGATAAACCGCCACGCTTCCCCTTTTTTGCACACCACCGATGCCGATTTCCAACCCCAGTATTCCGCCGCCGCGCGAAAGTCGGCGTGTTGGCAGTTGAGGCAAGTTTCAGACGGCATGGCGCACCCCTTTCAAATTTTCCAAAATGCGCGAAGTTTGGGTTAAACCCGCCTGTCGCCGCGCCGCCCACGCTTCGGGCGTTTCTTTCAATTCAATCCGCTCGCGCAAACGCATTGGCAAGCAGCCCAACACTTCCTGCACGTTGGGAAACCGCTTCTCGCCCGCCAGCGCATTGCGTTTCGCGTTCGCAAACGCAGTTTCCACCCGCGCCGTATCGTCATCGGCAAGTTGTAACCGCGCAAACTCCTTGCCCCACGAAGCCAGCGTAACGTCCCACGCATCGGCAGCTGGCGGATAGGCTAAGCCACAGCCCAAAAGCTCCAACAACCCATCCGTCATCGCGCCAAACACGCCAATGGGCAACGGCGTAATCACTTTCCCCGATAGCACCGCTTCTTTTGCCGCGCGCAAACACGCCGCCGATTGCGCCGTTGCGCTGATTTTGCGTTCAGGCAGGACGGCATGGTTGATAGCAGGCTGCACCGAAAACGCGCCGCGATTTTTGGCAGCAATCAGGCTTTGTAAAAACTTGTGTTCCCAGCCTGCTTGGTTTTTCGCATCATCACGGCTTTGCCAGTAGCCCACAAATTCCGCCAGCAATGCGCCGTAGGTCGTCAAATCCCAGTTGGGCAACATCGCCCGCTGCACCATTCGCGCCCAGTCTTGGCTTTCAGGCTGCCAAGTGGCAAACATCGCAAAATCCTCGCGCGCGGTAGATGATGAAGATATTGGTTTATGGTTTATGGTTACTGGTTCTACGTAAAATTCAGCGTTACTGTTCGTTACGGTATCGTTACGGTCATCGTTACTGCCCGCGTTACGCTGCGTTACTATTTCGTTACTATTAGCGTTACGGTTTTCGTTACGCAAATCGTTACGCGCCTTATCCAGCAAAGAACGCAAACCAGTTAAACTCATTGATTTATCAAAAGAAATGCCAAGATTGGATAATTCCGCGCACAATTTTTTATGCTCATCACGCACCCGTTTTTGACGCTCCGCGTTACTCAAAGGCTCGTTACGCTGCGTTACGGTTTCGTTACTATCCACGTTACTGTTCGTTACGGTATCGTTACGGTCATCGTTACTGCTCGCGTTACGCTGCGTTACTATTTCGTTACGGTCGTTACTATTAGCGTTACTTTCGTTACGGTGCGCCCAACGGTAAGCATGAATTTCCTTATCAATGCGCGCGTGATGCCACTTGCCATTTTTCAGCGTAAAAAATTCTTTCAACACATCTTGCAACGCCTGTTTCTCATCATCGGTTTTCAGGCTGCATTTGTGCGCCAACACATCTAAATCCTTGCTTAACGCCGCTTCCGTGTCGTAATACATATCAATCAACAGCCGATACACATAACGGGCAAGGTTGGATAAATGCCACGTTGCCCCACGAAAATCGTTAATATGAAAAGCGTAGAAATTCATACCGCTTCCTTTATTTCCAACTTCTGCGCCAGCTTCTGCAAGCCCAGCGGCGTAACCATCACTTGCTTAAATGCGTGCCCGTTTTTCTCATCAGTCCGATACTCAAACCAGCCACGCCCCAAATATTCCTGATACACACATAACTGCCTGCCCGCATCACGAAACAGCATCTTTCTAGCCAACAGCCAGTCAATAAACGGCGTTTGCTTCCACTTCAACAGCTTTGCGCTTTCCCGCAAGCATTGCGAACCTTTGGCTGCGCCCAAGCGGGTTAAAGCACCGCCAGCAATCAACAATTTGCGCTCCGCATCACGCCGCGCCGTTTCCGCTTCAATAAACGCCTTGGCAGCCTGCAAAGGGTCGTTAAAATCAATTTTCATGCTGCCTGAAAGTCGCTTCTCGCAGTCAATAAAATACTGCCGCGCCTGTTTGCCCTTGGCGTTGCGCTCCACCATGCTTAACTCTTTTGCCATGTCCAGCGATAGGGCGTATTCAATGCGCCGCCCACCGTTTACTAAATTTTCAGTAAACGTAATAAAGTCTTGATTTTCAATAAAACCATATTCATCAACACGGTTTTTAATCCAATCATTGAAGCGCGTTTGCACTTCCAAAAACGCATGCAGTTCACGCGCGTTTACCGTTTGTTGCGCCTGTCCGGCTACGGGGCGATTGACGAGTACAAATAATTCGGTCATAATCAAATCTCCGTTTATCAAATATGTAAGTAATTCAGTCATTGCCCACGTTTGCCGCGTGGGCTTTTTCTTTACCGCTTTAACCAAGCGATAAAACGTTGAAACCAAGCTGCTTTGACGGGCATATAAATGTTTGCCATAATTTCCCCGTCATATTCTGCGTGCGCGACTGCCTTGATTTTTTCCTTAGCTTCATCAGGCGATGCCGCAAAAATATTGACTGCCCATTTTTTGCCGCCGAAGTGGTAAGAGAATTGGTATTTTTTTAATTTCATTGGAGGGTTCCCCTATGTATTTCACAATCTACAAAGATACCGCTGGTCAATGGCGTTGGAATTTAAAAGCCGCCAACCATGAAATCATCGCGTATGGCGAAAGCTACACAACCAAGCAAAACTGCCTTCATGCGATTGAGTTAATCAAAAGCACAAACGCCAATACGCAAGTTGTTGAAGTGTGATGTGCAAGCCCTATGCTTTTGCGTAGGGCTTTTTTCTTTTTAGTCATATCAGTCTCCTAAAAATGCCCGTCTGTCCGAGCCGTCAAGCGTCTATTCCGCTTTGCCAAACCCGTGTAAGATTGAGTTTCCACACAACAACCCAACACGGAGAAAATCATGTCCTTAACACGATTTGAAGCCTTGCAGCTTGCTGCCCAACTGGTTCAACCCAACCAATCCCCCGATATGCGTATCAAAGAATTATTTGAACTGGCGCGCCTAATCATGTTGGAAGAACAAAAAGTGTTTCCGAAATAAAAGGCAGGGGCTATGTCCATGAGTTAATACGCTTAAAATATTTACGCATAACCGCCATTCCCTATTTCATAGGAATTTCGGGGTCGCGGTTTAATCGGTAAACCGTAGCCGCAACCAACATCTTCTTAATCATCGCCTTGTCCTTTCTGGATAAGGCTTTTTTCTTACCCATTTTCTGTTTCCTTCTCGATAATTGCCTGATACTCAATGAATTTTCTTGGGAATTTTGTCTTTAAAAAATTCATTTGTGCCTTGGGGATACCGTTCCGTTTCCATTGGGAAACGGCACTTCGTGTAATCCCGCAAACCTTGGCGACCTCCGAAACTCCGCCAAATACCTGAATGAAATATTCTTGATGCATATCAAATCTCCATGAAACTTATTACAAGTTTAGGATACTAATTCGTATTTGTCAAGAAAACTATCCTAACTGTGGTTTAGAATGCTTAACTTGTTTTATTCCAAGTTAGAGGCAAAATGGAACTGCGCGACCGATTAGAAGAATTGATGAGTGAGTATGGGTTAAAGACCCAACAACAACTAGCTGATTTTGCTGGCGTTTCCAAGGGCCTCGTTGGGCAATGGTTTAATGGGCTTACAGGGCTGGGGGCGAAGCCGCTTGCTGCTTTTGATAAAAAAACTAAATTTTCAATCAATTGGCTTGCGGAGGGGACAGGGGAAAAATATAAAAAAGATTATGTATTTCAATTAGAAACAGAAGATAAAATCCGCTTGCCACGCATAAATGTAGAAGCAAACTGCGGAGCAGGGTCGATAAATGACCAATATACCGAGGTGGTGGACTACGTCGTTGTTGCCCGTAAATGGGCAAGGGACAATCTTGGCAGTAATCTATCCCGCATTAAGGTTCTTACGGCGCGCGGCGACAGTATGAATCCAACCATTGAAGACGGTGATGTGTTGTTCGTGGATGAGGGGATTACTTATTTTTCTGGGGAAGGGGTGTATATTATTTGGTATGCCGACGGATTAAAGGCGAAACGTTTGCAATCCACAGTATCGGGCGACCTGAAAATCATCAGCGACAACGACCGTTATGAGACGGAGACCGTATCAGGGGAAGAGTTGGATAACATCCGCATCTGCGGGAAGGTGGCGGGAAGCTGGTCGTTTAACCGTTTTTAAAATTATTAAATCAAGGCCGCGTGTTTTGGTGGAGCGTACTGGATTAAAAACAGATTTACATTGAGATAATGGGACAACAATTATGATACAAACCAAAAAACCTCTTGCTTTGTACAAAGGAGATTTGCCGATTGGCGAAATTTCACTAGATTGTGCGGTATTGGATAACGGTGTGCGTGTATTAAGCGCAGCATCTATCTTCGATGCGTTTGGGCGTTCTCGCAAAGGCATGAATGCACGCCTAGAAATTGACGGGACCAAACTGCCGCCATTTTTAGCAGCAAAAAGCCTAGAACCCTTTATTACACAAGAGATTATCCAGCGGACCAAACTAATAGAATATCAAGACGGCAATGCCAAAAAATCAGGCTATGATTCCGCCTTATTGCCCTTAATGTGCAAAATGTATTTAGAAGCGCGACGAGCAGACGCATTGCACGAATCACAGCTCAAACTTGCCGACCAAGCAGAAATTTTATTAACCGCTTTTGCTCAAGTAGGGTTGGCAGCCTTAATTGACGAAGCAACTGGGTTTCAACACGACCGCAAGCATGATGCTTTGCGTTTATTATTGGCAAAATACATTGCGGAAGGTTTGCAAGCATGGGTGCGTACATTCCCTGATTCATTTTTTGCAGAATTGGACAAGCTATATAAAAACAAACCCACACAATCGCAAAACCGACCACAATACTATGGTGGCTTTATCAACCGTTATATTTATGAACCTATTGAACATGGCTATGTAAAAAAAGAATTAGATAAGCTCAATATCACAGAAGATGGTAAGCGTCGCGCGAGGTTTCATCAATGGTTAAGCCAAGATGGAAGAAATATTTTGATTCATCAAATTGGACGGGTTCAAGGCTTAATGGAAACTTGCAACGACATAGAACAATTTAAACAAAAAGCAGAGCTGCAAAAACAAATCTCCATCGCCCCTTATTTATTTGATGAAATGAATCAAATAGACTAGGGTAAACGGCGCATCAAACGCGTGTTTGATGTACTAGATTGGTAAACCTAAAATCAGTTATCAAACTTTCTTTAACAACTGAAAATCATCAAACCGCCCCATTCGGGCGGTTTTTTGCCGGCCCGAAAATCAAAAAATCCCACCATTTTTAGAAACAACCCCTTGATTAGATAAAGCAAAGCCCAGCGGCCCACAAATCCTTGCTTGCAAATAGCCAAACTGTTTACAATCCAACCTTAAACAAGGAAAACACATGGCACTTAAACTCGTATCCACTCAAACCAATGCCCAAACCGTGCACAACAAAATACTCCCTTTTTTTGCGCGTTCGCCTTTTGCCGCATTAAATGAGCAAGATAAGCAAACCCTGCGCAAAATTGAGTATGAAATTGGGCAGCTATGCAAAGCCGATATATATAACGGCTATATGGCACGCGGGCTATGGTATGCCATCAAAAGCAATATCCGAGAAGTCCAAGATTGCTTCAATATTGCCTACAACAACGGCGGATTAAGCACCGCATGGCTTGGCAATTATCATGCCGCCTTGATTCACTTAGGGCAGTATAGCCAAGCCAATGCCTTGCTCAATAAGCATTATCGCAGCAGCAACGACCCCGCCTTTATGATGCTTTGCGCCAAACAAGCCATTCTGTTATTTAATATGCCCGTTTTGCATCATTGCCAAGAATATTGGCAAAAAACCCAACAAGACATTCCCGATACTATGCTTAATAAACTAAACGACCGCTACCCAAGCGATGTATTAAACATCCTAAACCTGCTTGCGCTTGAATATCTGTATCAGCATCAAGCCAATGTAATTGCGTGCCGTAGCGAAGAAGAAGATGGCGATTTGTTCGTAAACTATGTTGTCCCCAAAATGGAACATGACGCATTTTGGGATTTAGATTTAGGCATGAATCAACACCTAAACCAAATCGCCATTGAACAAGGACTGGATAATCGGAATATTGTATTTGGCTTGGAGCAGGCATGACCCCCATTGATTTTCTAACCATTGCCCGCGAGCTATCCAGCGGCAACGAAGCCGCCCTGCGCACATCCATCAGCCGCGCCTACTACGCTGCCTTCCATCAAGCGCAAATAACCGCCCAAAAATACACATTCAAACCAAACCTAGATAGCGCAAGCTCGCATCAAGATGTAATTGATTTTTTGGCAGGCTTTGGCGAACGAGATTACAAAACAGTCGCCATCTATTTAAAACGCGCCCGCCGCTTGCGCAAAAAAGCCGATTACCAGCTATCCGCCCCCATCACAGCGCAAGACGTGCAAACCTGCATTGATTTAGCCCAGCAAGTATTTAAACTTTGCCTATAACTGATTTACTTCGCTAACCGCCATTAGGCGGTTTTTCTTTTGCCGCCCCATTCGGGCGGTTTTTTTACGCTTAGAGTTATTTCAAATTTTATTCTCTTTAAAAACAACAGCAAACAAGAAAACTAAGAAATATTTGTTTAGATTGCTTGACTATATTTGTTTAGTTTCCTATGCTTCACCCATCGCAACAAACAACGGAGCAGCAAAAAATGAAAAAGCCCATGAATCTAGCCGAAGCCCTAGCCAAGATTGAGCAGCACAAAGAGCAACTCAAACAGCCTAAGCAAGATTATCAACCCCAGCCCAAACAAACCCGCAACCAAGCCCGCGCCCAATACAACTTTATGCGCGGCATGCCCTAAGGAAGCCGCCATGTACCCAAGCCCAGCCAACACAGGCTACGCCGACAACTATTGGGGCTGCCAAGACCCAGGCTACTACGACGAACCCACCAATTATTTAGGCGAGCTATACAGCGAATGGCAAGACAGAATAGCCGACCAATACCGCGCCCAAGCCATCGCCCAAATCCGCAGTGATTTGCAACGCTACGACAACTGCGAGCAAGAACTAGCAGAACTAGCCGCCGCCGAAGCAGGGGATGGCGACAAAGACACCGAAAACGACATTTGGGCAACCATTTTAGAAATTGCCCAAGCCAACTGCGACACCTTTTAAGGGGCAAAACATGAAACAAGAAATTTCAGATTTGGCAACAGCCTTGCGCTACACGCACAAAAAAATCCACAAGCTAAACGCGCTATGCCAGCAATACAGCCCTGACAGCTACCTGCAAAAATGCCAAGACGGAAAAGGGTTATTCGCCATCACGCTACACATCCGAAAACCAACCGCAGGCTACGAAAGCGCAGATTTTGGTATAGAACCCGCCGATTTAGCCGCCGCAAAAGCATGGATTAAATGGCATCTTAAACACAAGGCAGCCTAAACCACCATGAAATACTTTTACCCCGAACAAGAAAGATACGACATGAAAACCCTAGCCCGCACCACCGCAGCCCTAGCACTAGGTTTTACCCTGGGCATACTCGCCACCGCCTACGCCCAGCAGCCCAAGGCAACCATCAAAACCTACGATTGCGACACCCTGCAAGACATTCCCAGCGATTTGTACTTCAACCCCACAGCCGCCCACCAAATTCAAAAGCTGCACGACCAATGCCAACAGCAACGCAACGCCATCATGCTGCAACAGCAATGGGAAAAAGACCCCACCGCAGGCATAGTTTTGGAGAAATAGCATGAACACATGGACAACACTACTCACGCCCACCGAGCTAGAAAAAGAATTTAGCCCTAAACCAAAAGGCATATGCCCGCCCCGCAAAAAACCCACACATTCAACCGCCCGCAAAGCCATTCAAGTCATAGACAAAAAAGGCAAAAAAACCAATTTTCCCAGCATCAGCCAAGCCAGCATATACATAGGAATAAGCCATAAAACCATCCTATCTTGCTGCAATCAATACCGCCCCGACCAATATGGCAACCACTACCGCTACATCTAGGAGCAAACCATGCAATACGGCCAAGACGACGACAACGGCGAATACTGGCAAACAGTAGGGCATGGGAAAACGAAACTTTGAGCGTAATGTATGCAAACAGTAATGGAAATCATAATGAATAAATTTGAAATAGTAGAAAGCGATAGTATTAATGTAAATGGGGTTGTACTACACAGAATTCGCGCGTTAATTGATTTCGGAGATGTGTGCGCTGGTGATTTGGGCGGGTATATACAACACGAAAAAAACTTGTCCCAATCTGGCGATGCGTGGGTTTTCGGCAATGCACGAGTTTACGGCGACGCGCAGGTTTGCGGCAACGCACGAGTTTGCGGCGACGCACAGGTTTTCGGCAAC